GCCGAACGCGACCGGGATGCCGGCGGCCAGGAGCTCGGGGACGCGCGTCATGCCGCGGCGCTTCGGATACGTGTCGTGGCGCCCCTGCAGCGTGATGTTGATCAGCGGGTTCGCGATCGCGGCGAGCCCCGCTTCCCGCACCGCCCGGCGACGAACTACATCACGCCGCCGCCGCCGGATTTCGATCTGCGCCTCGACGACACCGAACTTTCCCACTTCGACGCCCTGAAGGCGCAGATCGAAGGCCTGAACCGCCAGATTGAGGCCGCCCAGTTCCTCATCGAACAGCAAGCCGCCATCGGCGTTGAAGTGCCCGATGGCGTCATCCGCGTCAGCGAAAACCTCGAAAACGATCCCCGCCGCGGATTTCAGCACTTCGGCGAATTCGCCCTTGCCGTCAAGCAGGCCAGCCAGCGCAACGGAATCGTCGACCAGCGCCTGCAGATCGGCGCTGCCGCACCGACCACCTTCGGTTCCGAAGGCATCGGGGGCGACGGCGGCTTTTCCATCCCTCCCGGTTACAGCACCGAAATCTGGACCCACGCCCTCGAACAAGATAGTTTGGTCCCCTACACCGACAACACAGATGTCTCAGGCAACGGCATGGTTTTTCCGTCGGACGAAACCACGCCCTGGGGAACGGACGGAATTCGTGCCTACTGGCAAGGCGAAGCGCTTGCCGGGACGCAGACCAAGCCAAAGCTCCGTGCAGAGACCATGCGTTTGCACAAGCTGATGGCGCTGGTTCCGATTACCGACGAGCTGCTGGCCGACAGCGTCGCGATTGGCAGTTACCTGACCAACAAGCTCCCGATCTCCATTCGCTGGAAAACCGATGAGGCCATTCTGTTCGGCACCGGCGTCGGGCAACCCCAAGGCGCCCTTGTCGGCAATGCCGCGATCGTCGTCGCCAAGGAAAGCGGCCAAGCCACGCAGACGCTGCAGGCGCTCAACCTCGCCAACATGATGGCGCGCCTGCCGGCCGGCTCATTCGGGAAATCCATTTGGCTGATCAACAACAACGTTCTGCCCGCGCTCTTCACCCTCACGCTCGGCAACTACCCGATCTATCTGCCGGCCGTCGGAGCGGGAGCGATGCAAGGCAACCCATATGGAATGCTGCTGGGTCGCCCGATCATCGTCAGCCAGCACGCCAAGAGCTTCTCGGCTCAGGGCGACGTCTGCCTGCTCGACCTCTCGTACTACCGGACGATCACCAAGGCCGAAGGAATCAAAACCGACATGAGTCTGCATCTCTACTTCGACGCCGACGCCGCCGCCTTCCGAGCGACCTATCGCATCGACGGCCAGCCCGCAATCGTCAACCCGATCGCGCCGCAAAACGGGAGCACCAACCTGTCCCCCTTCGTCCAGCTCGGCGCCCGCTGATCGCTCGCTGATCGCCCGTAGTCCACCTGTTTCCGGCCAGCGCCGGGAAACATTCATCAGGAGCTTCACATGCCCAAAAACATCAAGCTGTCCGAGAGCCTCGCGGTCCTCGCATCCATCGACCCGGCGAGCATCTCCCCAGGATCGGTCAACAGTTCGTGGGTCCCGGCGACCAACTTCCTCTCCTTTCTTCTGGTCGTCCAGACCGGCGTCCTGGGCACCGCGGCGACGATCGACGCCAAGATCCAGCAGGCAACCGACGTTTCCGGAACCGGCGCCAAAGACCTGTCCCCAGGCAAGTCGATCACCCAAATCGTCAAAGCCACGGGCGACAACAAACAAGCGCTGCTCGACTTTCGCGCGCAAGACCTCGACGCCGCGAACGGATTCAACTACGTGCGCGTCTCGCTGACCGTCGGCGCCGCCGCCAGCATCGTCGGTGCCCTGCTGTATGGCGGCTCGCCGCGCTTCATGCCGCCACGTGATCCGACCGCCAACCCGGCGATCAACCTCGGCGCCTCGACGGTTCTCTCGGTTTCCTGATCGTCACCGCCCGCAACCTGACGGCCCGCAAGGGCCGTCTTCCGGAACTCACCACCCATGTTTCTGGCCAGCATCTCCCCGCCCGCCACCGAGCCCATCACCCTTGCCGAAGCCAAGGCCCACCTGCGCGTCGACCTCACCGACGACGACGCACTGATCACCGCGCTCATCGTCGCCGCGCGCCAGTACGCCGAGTCGGAAACCGGGCGCTCGCTGATTACGCAGTCCTGGCGCCTCGTTCTCGACGGGTTTCCCGGTAGCTGCGGACCAGCAGGAACGGCCGGGCCGATCCCGTCGCTGTTGCCGGGAAATGCCATCCTCCTTGACCAAGCACCCGTTCAGTCCATCACCAGCATCCAATACCTGGACACCGGCGGCGCCTGGCAAACGCTTCCCGAAACCGAATGGGTCGCCGAACTGCAGAGCGCCCCAGCTCGTATCACGCCCGCATTCGGCAAAACCTGGCCCGCCGCCTTGCCGCAGATCGGCTCCGTCAAAGTCGAATTTGTCGCCGGCTACGGCGAGGCCTCCGCCGTTCCGCAAGGCATCAAAATCTGGATGCTCTTGCGCCTCGGCGCGCTTTACGAAAACCGCGAAGAAGTCTCCGCCATGCGCCAAGGCAAGATCGAAGCGCTGCCCTACGTCGACCGGCTGCTCGACGCCTACCGCGTGCCCTGGATCTGATGGCTATCCGTATCGGCAC